CACCCAATTAAAAACCCTATACCTATTTTACTATATGTGTATATACTTTTATTTCAAGGGCAATTTTTGACTTTTTTGACCTTTATTCATTAATAATAAATATTTCTTCTAATCCTTCTATTATCTGCACTAACTTTTCTTTATCATCTATATAATTACCTAAAAAAGTAAATAATGTATAAATATCGTCTTTACTTAACTTGTCAATCATTTATAATAATATATTATATTTTAATCATCTTTGCTCTTTTCAACTTTTATTCTATTAAAATTTATTGAAATATCTTTACTTGGTATTCCACTAATTCTACTTACATTAGCCTTAATCTTTGCGTTAGTTCTATCGCTCCATAAAACCCATCTTGACATAAAACCAGCTGTTTTTAATCCACTTTTAGCCCAATCTTCTCCCATTTTACTATGTCTTGCCAAATATGCTTTTTTCTTTTGTTCTGTTGCTCCATCAGCAAATGTTCCCTTTGAACCTTTCATACCAAATGTTATTGTTTTTACTTTTTTACCATCTTCTGTAAAAATGGCTTTTAATCTTTTATTACCACTATTATCGCTTATTACTAATTTCATAAGTATTATATTATATATATATATAATTATGGCTTATGGATCTAAACCAAATAAAATGTCAATGAAATTGGCAAAAGAAAAAAATAAACCCATTGAAATGAAACCTTTAAAAGGTTTGACAATGGCTCAAACAAAAAAACTTATGGAACATTCCAAAATGCATAAAGGTGGTATGAATTCAAAACATATGAAAAATATGGTAAAACTTATGAGAGCTGGTGATACATTTACTAAGGCTCATAAAAAAGCAATGGAATTAGATAAAAAAAAATAATTAAACTAATCCTGAATTGGGTATTATTTCCCTAAATGTTAAAGAAACTCTTTCAGTTTTTACTCTCGGTTGTGGTGGTATTCCGTGTGTATTATGATGATTTAATGGATATGGCATATTAATTACATATCCACCTTTATGAGGTATTCTAGTTAATATTTGTGTTTCATTATTTATTATATCAAAATTTCTAATAGCACCAAATGCAAGAGTAGCAAACCCAGTATTTTTTTCCCAACCATCTTCCTTATCTTTATGCTGACCTATACAATCTTTACCATCTTTATAAACATTCATTAAAATTGTATTATAATTAGTTTTTAATTCTTCATTTACTTTCTTTGTAATAGCCTTTAATTTATCATCCATTACTTCATTTGGTGGGCTTCCTCCACTTACTTTATAATTATAATGAATAGAATTGTCAATGGTATAACTGGCTTGGCCTCGTGGAACTTTGGCCATTTTTCCAAATCTCATATAGGGTTTATGATATTCAAAATTTTTGTTTAATAAATAATTTAATATTTCTTCTGTTTCACTTTCTTCAAAAAGTTTTTTATATTCCATTATATAATAATATAAATATAAAAATAAAATAAATTAAAACCAAGAATAAATCCAATACATTAATCTTTCCCATAATGAATAATGATTATATACTTTTGTTGGGTTCATAATATATATCAACAATTAATTTTCATTTACACATTCACTACTGCAACATTTACATTTACACCTATTAGGTATTTTCTTAATTAAATTAATTATTACTTCTTTAATATTATTTATAATTAGTTCCTTACTCATTATAAATATATGATATAATTTTTTATGACAATGTTTGGCTTCTTGCCTCTGCTTGTGGGTCAATACCACTGGCTGATGGGGCGGTAGGTATTAATTTTTGTTCATCACTTGCGTCTGGTTTCTTACCAAAGATGCTTTCAAATAATCCGTAGAGGCCGAGGCCTAAACCAACTACTTCTCCAACTCCTGGGATTAGGTCAAGAGCCGATGTTTCCCCTAAAAGTTCTGGTAATGTATCAGTTAAAGCACCGCCAGCTTTACTTGAAACTTTTGATAATACTTCATCACTAATATTTCCAGTTTCTTGTAAAGCATTTTTACCCGCACCAGCAACTTTACTTGTTATATTTCCAGCATCCTTTGCAGCGGATTGGGCTGCATCATCCACAGCACTACTTTCAATATTTGGTGTGGCACTACTTTGGGCTGATAATGGTTCATCACTTGGGGCGGGGGCATCATCAAATAATTTACCTTGTGGTTTTTGAACTTCACTCAAAAAATCTCCTTCTGGCTGTTCTGGTGCTGCGGGCTGTTGTTCAACGGCTTCTGGGGCGGTTTCATCATCTCCACCTTGTGGTTTTGGTTGCTCTTGTGGGGCTACTTTACTTCTTTTACTTACATCTGCTAATACTCTTTCCCCAGGTTTTAAAGATTCTGGATTTACACCGTCTGGCAATGGGTTGCCTTCTATATCTAAACCTTTACTAGCATTTCTTGCAGAAACTCTTTCAGCCATATCGCTCCATCTTGATGTTTGTAATCCTTCTGGCTCATCAACAGATCCAATTTTAAAACTTAAATTTGCTTCTCCTTCGGGGTCAGCACCTAAATTAATTTGTTGCGGTTCCGCTGCTTCTGCTTCGGGTTGTTCTCCCGCGGGGTCAGCGGGGTCTTGGTTGGCTTCTTCATTATTTTCTGTGGGCTGTGATGCTTGGTTTCTTGCTTGACTTAACATATTACTTAATCTATCTCCTATTTCACCTGGGTCATCTACATCAGTTCCTGTGGGTGCGTCACCTTCACCAGCTTCTCCTCCTTCTCCTCCTTCTCCTTCTTCATCATCAGCCTTAATATTTCTAAGGTCACCTTTTGCTTTACTTGCTTGGTCGGCTAATTTTTTTGCTGCTCCTTTTAATCCTTTGGCTTTATATGCTCTATAAACATTTCTACCCAAATGGTAAGCACCCGCAGCAGATCCAAGAGCAGTTCCAGTTTGTTCATAAGCATCTGTAATGGCTTTGGCTCTTTCACCAATTTCATTTGCTCTTGTTGCTGCTTGGTCGTTTACCATTTCTTCAATCATATTATGGCGTGCAACCATATTATTTGCGTGTTGGTCTATAATCGCTTGTAAAGACATTATATATATTAGTAATATATTTTATTCTTCATTTTCATCTTTTTCATTTTCATTTTTATTTGCTTTTTCATATTCTGCTTTTCGGCTATAAACAATTTCATCATTAAAATTTCTTCTCATTTCTAAACTATCAACATTAAGAAAAGCAAAATCAAATGGATTTATTCGGCATTTTTTATACAATCCCATAAAGGCTTTACTTGAACCACCGAAAAAATCATAGGCTTCACTTATTTTTTTTGTTTCTGCTTCACTAATTTCACCAGCTATAATAACACCTTTTGCCATAGTTCTCGTAATAACGGACATATATTTAAAATATTGAAGAGTTAGGATTATTGACAACATACCTTCTTTACCAGTTGATTGATTTTTTATATGGCGGTATTTTGTTATTAAACTTGAAAATTTATCAACCTTACCATTTTTAGATTGTCTAAAACCTTCGTTAATAGCATCATCAAGAACCAATAAATATCTGTTTCCATCTTCATCATTTTCCACCATTTTAACAATTTCATTAAGTAATTCATCACTATATTCTGTAAATACAAAATCAAAATGTTCTACCATATGTTCCATTATAGGGTCACTTTCGGCTGTTGGGCTTACCAGAATCTTAACTTGGAAATCATCCCTATAAAATCTTGGTGATAGTGTTAATGAATTTAATATACAACTTTTTCCCGCTGCTACACGGCCTAAAATTACCATAAAGAATGGAATTTTTGGTAATGGGTATTTATCAACTACATTTAATTTCTCTTCATTTACTTTAACTGGATATATATTTAGATCCATACATTTACAGTCATCATTATCGTGCATTTATATTATATATTGATATTTTTATTGCTTTTTAGTCTTTTTAAATAAAGTATAGATTATGTCAAAAGCCATATAACTCATACCCAAACAACAAAAAAATAATATAACATCCATTATAATTATTATATTATTATATAATAAATGCCACCCAAGAAAGATAAAAAAACTGGATTACCCCAAAAGTATGTTCCTAAATCATTAACAGAAGAAGATAAGAAAAAACAAATTAAGAGCATTAAAGAAGGAAAACCAAGACCAAAAGTAGAAAGTTTTAAAAGTAAAAGGTCTTCAAATGTAGAAGCCTTTGAAAAAAAATATAAAACAAAAATAAATGATTTTGGTTTTATAAGTAAAAATATAATAAAGAAAAAAGGAATAGATGAAATAATTAAAAAAGGTAAAGGTGCTTATTTTAGTGGCGGTTCAAGACCAAACCAAACACCTACATCGTGGGCTTTGGCTCGTCTAGCAGCAGTTATTATGAAAAATGGGGCAGCAAGAAAAGTTGATATGAAAATATGGGAAAAATACAAAATTTAAAAAATACTACTTGTTCCTTCACTATTTAACATTCCAACTCTTATTTTTTCTTCTTTTTCAAATTTTGCTAATTTTTTTAACAGTTTATTTTTTAAAGCCCCTTGTCCTTCACTTAATATATCATCTTCTGTAATATCTTCTAATTCTTTATTTAATCTATTAAATACATCAACATTAGTGCAACGGCTTAATATTTCACATTTTTTATCATTATATTCGTCTAATAATTTATCCTTCTTTTGTTTTCCCACGACTTTATTTAAAGCATCTTGTTGTTTTTTAATTCTTCGTTTTTGGGCTAAACTTGTCTTCTTTTGTTTCTCATTTAATTGTTCACCCTTTTTACTTTCTTTGGCTAATTTCTTTTCTTCTTTTTCTTTTTCCTTTTTAGCCTTTTCTTGTTCCTTTTCTTTTTTTATTTGCTCAACAGTTTTACCACTTTTTGCTGCTGCTCTCTTTTCAGCCATTTTGGCTCTCCCCTTTGCAAGTGCTGATTTCTGTGCTTCACTTAATTCTCTTTTCTTTCTTGGTGCTTTCTCTTTAATTTTTTCAGCTGGTTTTTCAAATATTTCTTCTTCACTCATTTATAATATAAACTAATATTTTTTTTTAACAAAAACATTTACAAATACAACAAGTTACTAATATACCAATTCCTAATCCTATAAAAAAAATAATTATACTTTCTTCATCAATCATTATTAGTTAAATTTAATACTAATAAAAATTTTAAGTAGTCTTTCCATAAATTAGAGGTCATTATATAGACTAGAAAAATTATTAAGACACATAATTTTTAAATCTAACCTCTGGTATCCCTTACCATTAGCCTTCCAATATACTCCATAATCATCCCAAGACGCCCAAAATTCTAAGTGTGTTCTTGCTCTATATTGAGGCATCCAAGTCCCAGATGTTCCACTTACAAGATGCTTAGGGTCTAATAATTCTTCTACAATATCAAAATATACTGGGTTAATCTTATTTCCCTTTAAAGATTTAGTCGTGTTAAGGTTTTTAATAATAGTGAAAATATCGTTTTTAATACGAGTTTCAAATTCCTCTTCAAAGCCGAGGGGGGCATAGCAAGTGTTAGAGTTGAGTTCGTCAATTGTAAGGTAAGTCATTTTGTTCTATATGATATAAAAGCATTTATGTTTAAGTAGTTTTTTAAAAATAATTATTTATTTTGGGGGTCTTAAACATTTTGGCAATTTTCCAAAAGTTCCTCAATTAATTTTGCTGGTATTCTATATCTTTCTAATCTGTTAGATCCTCCACCAACATCACTAACTCTTTTCTTATGTCTTGTTGGGTCTTTCTTTTTTATCTCTCTTAATTTTTCTCTTTTTTCTTTTGTATTACATACAGTCATTTTACCATCAATCATTTCATAGCCATTAGATAAATTTACTTTATGTATCTTTTTATCTACTGATTTTTTTGCATCACCAAGTGGATTTTTATGTAAAGTTCTTGTTTCACTTTTTATTGGTTTGCCAGTTCCAGAATGTTTTGCTCCTTCTTGGGTTTTAATAGTTATAACATTTTCACAATCCATTTTACAAAGTTTTGGCTTAAAGCCTTTTATGTTTGTCCAGAATCTTGTTTTTTTCATATATCCCCAATTACTATATTTACAATAATCTACATCATAAAAAGTATTGTATTGTTGCCAGCTTTCTTTTATATAATCTTTCATAAGACCAGTCTGTGGATTTTCTAACCACCAATATTTCGGCTTAAAATATTCAATAATTTCAAAACATTTATCAACCATTGGTTTTCCATATAAATCAATATCTCTTTGTAAATCTTCTTTTTTTACTATTGAGCCATCTGGATTGATTGTTTTACTTTTTCTACCAATCCAAGTAAATCTCAATCTACTCCAAAATAAACATACTGGTGATGCAGTAATAATATCAAAATCGCCACGCTTATAATCCTTTTTATAATCCCAAGTCATAATATCGGCTTTAATATGATTTTTACTTTCATAATCATATAATTTTGATTTAGCACCTAAATCCCTATCCAAACTTACTACATCATAATCCATCTTTTCGGCAACTATTCCAATTGAATGAGTCCCAGAAAAAAGTTCTAATAATCTCATAATAATATAAGACCAGATAATAAAAATAGAATTATACTGAAACTGGTTCAGTTAAAATTAAAGGATTGTTATTTTTTAATTTTTCTTGTTTCTTTTTCAATCTATATTCTTTATTCTGTTGTTTAATTTGTTCGGCTTTTTCTAAATAACGCTTTGAATGGTATTCTTTTCTTTTCTTTTTCATATCTTCTAATTCTTCTTTTTCTTTATCATTTACATTAGTTTTACTATATTCAAATAATTCACCAGTTTTAGGATCTAAATAATCCTTATGATTTTTTTTTGCATAATATTTGGCACTTGCTCTTCTAACACTCTTTTGGTGTTCTAAATAACGGCTGATTTGGTCTGGGCTAATTTCGGTCATTTTATACTATATATTATACAAACATTTTATTTAAATGCTTTTATAATATATAATTTTAATTTTTTAAATTTAAATATCACTATCACTATCGTAGTCTGCAACAATTATTTCTTTATGGTCTAATAAAATATTACGATAAGTCTTATTTCCAATAGTATATTTTTCTTTGTAATATATTTTGAAATTAATATTTTCTTTCATATATGCGTAAAACCATTTTTGGTTTTGTTCTCTTTTTTGCTTTTTGGTTAATAAATAAAAATCTTGACTATCTTTGTATTCTTGATAAACTAACTTACATTCAACAAAACTACCATTTTCAACTTTATCTTTAATAGTTGTATAATCATTTGAAGCTGGTTGATATTTGGTATTGAACCACTCCTTAACATCATCACTACTTTCTAAATATTCGGCTGTTCTATCAATAACTACTTGTGGTGATTTCCAACCAGCAGTAATTAATTTATTAGTTTCTTTCTTGTAGTTTTTCATATAATCTAATAAATAGTTAAATAAAACATTTTTAAAATCCTCTCTAAATTTATCATCCTTATATTTTGTATTAGCCATAAATACATTATCTAAACCACTATTCAAAAGTCTATCATCAGTAGTAAATGTGCTTTCAAATGGTATATCATCTAATCTGCGTTCATAACTTTCATCAATTCTACCATCTATCTTTGGCTTCTTATTACATTCCAAAACAAAAGTTGCTAGAATAGAAATCTGTGTAATGTTAGAATAATTAGCACGAGTATTGATTTTATTACCACCAGTAAGTTCTTTGATTACAGTTCCATTTAATCTTTTATTATCACTTTCAATTTCTTGAATAATTACTAATCTCTTATTGTGCATATTGGCCACTTGTGGATTATTACCTTCTTTTAATGGTTTTGTAAAACTTTCACTATTTCCTTTATAATAATAATTTCCTAGTGTTTCACCAAGTAATTCATTGATTACACCCTTGCCATTACCACCATTTCCATTGGCAATAAAAAACTTTTCAAGCCGAACACCATACAAAGCAGAACACATAACTTTAATGTAATGTTCCTTGACTTCTTGATTAGGAAAAATAGTATTTAATAAATTATCTAATTCTTCTTTTTCTGCTTTTGTTGAATGTTCATATTTATAACCAGTAGTAGTTAAAATATAATCTTCCCTATTTGTTTTTATTTCTTGAAAGGTTTTTAAACAAAAACATTTATTTTTAAAAGTGTATATATAACCATTTTTATCAAATTCAATTTCATCAAAATCTCTACAAGCCAGCTTCTGTAAAACTACTTCGGCTATACCTTTTACTTTACCTGCATTACAAACTTTAAGTATATAATCTTGAATTTTACCAAGGTCAAGGGCTTTTGATTTTTGTAAATATTCTTCTTGCTTTTTTTCTGTTGTGTGTGAAATTTCATTATCATATTTCTTTTTTAGTTCCTCACTTAACTTATATAAATAATTTCTAATTTCACTTCTAATTTTACAGTTCAATTGATGGTGATAATTGCTGTCTTGTGTCCAAACATTTCCATTATATGTGTATAGCCAAAGTTTCCCCTCATTAGATTTAACAACATAATTTATTCCTTCATTTTCTAAAAAAACATCAGCCAAACAATCATCAGTTCCTAAATAATCTAAATCATTATCTAATAAAAAATATTTACATTTAATTCTATAATATTCATCCATATTGGATTTTTTAGTATAGTAATAAAATGTAGCAATTGTTGAACCATTATATGCGTTTGTAAATAATTTATTAACAGAATCTTCATCATACTTATCTTGACACTTTTTACTAATATGATGGGCTATATCCAATAGATTTTCTTTTTCATCTTCATAGTTAATATAGTTTGCTAAACTCCAAATTGTTCTTGTCCAATAATCATATTCAGTAAAATATTCTTTATTGAGTAAATTGGATAATTCAAAAATACATTTTTTTTGATTACTCCAAGATTTATTTAATTTGAGTTCTTCTTGCATAGTTTCAGTTTTAATATTTGAATTTTTTTTTTTACCATTAACTGTAATTTTTTTTTTTGTAGCTGGTTTATCTTTTATATATTGCTCAATAGGAAAAATAGGAATATCAACATCGGCGTTTTCTACTAATTGTAATTTATCAGCATAACTCCACATTCCACTTAATACTTCAATATCTTCAAAAATCAAAACTGGCTTTCCAGAATATCCTAATTCTTTTAATGGCTTTTCTGTTTTAATAAAAATATGTTTTCCGTGTTTCTTTGTCATACTTTTAAAATAAGGTGCTGTCTTACATAAATCATCAACGAACTTTTTACTTTCTTCACTATAACTATCATATTTATCTTCTGTAAAATCTACATCAACTTGATGAATAAAACAAGTATCAATGCATAAATGTAGAAATTTATTGGTATATTTTCTTCGTTCCTCAAAAACACTATCTGGCTTTCTTTCTACATATTCACCTTTGCTCATACCACCACTAAAATCAATATTTTTTGGTGTGGCCTTATATTCCTTGGAATATTGAGGGAATTTTTTACCATCTTGAATTGTTATATTAGCTGGCTGATATTCAATATCATTGCGATTACAAAAATCCACTAAACTCATTTTATAATATATGATAAGAAATTAATTTAACTTTAAATCATTTTTAATTTATATATTTTATTCTATATAATTTAAAATATTAATGCAAAAATATGAAAGGTCAAAAAAAGTCAAAAAGGTCATTTTTTGCCACCGATTTAAAAACCCCTATACACTTTTCACTTTCCATATAGGCTTTCTATTTCGTGGGCAATTTTTGACTTTTTTGACCTTTTTTGACTTTTTTAATTATTTATCTTCTTTTTTAATTCTAGCATATTTTTCTGCTTGTGTTGGTTTATAATTTTGTCCTACAAGTTTTAATACTTCTTGTTTTTCTTGTATTGATGGATTAGTAGATAAGAAATGTGTAATAAATATATGTCTAAAAGAATTTCCAGTTAATTTCTTATCAAAAAGTTTTTTACTAATACTTGACAAACCATTTGTAATTCCAGTTTGGGTTGTCAAGCCACCATTTGAATTTACTAGGAAATTTTCTTTTTTAGTGTTGTAATCCTCAAACCATTTATGAAGCAATTTATTTAAAGTATCATTATCTATTTCTCTTACTATTTGGCCTAATGTTTTTGCAGTTTTGTATTTATTAAATATGAAAGTATATTTAGGTTTTTTTTCGTCGTTATTATATAATATGTAATTCTTTGATTTCTTTAATCCTCGCCCTCCATTTTTCAAATTGCTTTTGTTCTTGTAAACCGTGTCTAAATAATTCCCTAATCTGGTAGGGGGTTGTAAAGTTAGTAAAGACATAATCAAAAAATTTCTGTATCCACTAAAACTTTTTTTTTTACTTAAAAATTCTTGGGCTTCTTCTTCTACCTTGTCTTTTAAATCTAGGTATTCAATCCAATTTTCTTCTTCTTTTACAGACATCTCTTGATTATTATTATCTTTATTTCTCTCTTGGATCAATTCATTTAACATATCTTTATAGTCTTCTACTAAACTATCACTTGCTTTTTTGTATTTTAAATATGATATTATGGCTAATAATGTTGAAACAGTAGTAGATATAGAATAATTGTCAATTAATTCATCAACAACATTATCTACATTTTTAAAATCATCAACATCTATATCTTCTAAATCTTTTCCCATTATTTTCTCTATCCGCTTCATATTACCTTTCATAGCCGTTACAGTATGCTTACTACTAGTTCCGTTATTATCTTTATAATATTCAATAAATTCTTCCATTTTGTTTATATTATATTATAACAAAATATTATTGTAATATAATATTAATGATTGAAGAACAATATAGAGAATTGGCAGAACACGCAAGAGATAAATTTATTGAGCTGGAAACTAAATATAATAAAGAGAAAATAAAAAATCACGAACTTAAAAAGGAATTTTTAAGTGCCTATGGAATGGTAAGAATAATAGATAATAATTTAGATGAAATTGATGGCATTGAAGCCAGTGCAGGAAAAGTATTATTAGAATTATTAAGAACTCATATGAGTGATGCTTATGATAAAATTATTTGCCCAGAAATAACAAATATAATTATAGAAATACAAGAAACAGAAATGGATTAAATACCATCAATATTTTATTATGGAGATAATACAGTATTACCAACATAGACAATAGCACCACCAGAGGTTTGTTCTATGGTAATACGAGCATACCTTGCTGGGATATTTTCAAAAGCAACTATCCCTTGGATAGCGAGAGTAGTGCCGTCTAATCTTGTAGCAGACATTAACATTACTGGGGCAAGAACAGCACTGCCACCTAAATATCCATTACAAACAAACACTTTTCCTGCCGAGAAACTCGCATTATCACTCCATTCTATACTCATAGCAGGAGAACCAGTAAAAGTAGAAGACAATACACTTATGGTAAATTTGCTACCTCCATTTGTATCTATATAAGCATTAGTTCCATCACCTATTGTTGTTAGTGTATTATCGGGGACAGATTTGGTTTCAATAGTAAAAGTTGTAGAACCTCCACCACCACCACCACCGCCACTTGTTTCTACTACTCCGTTCGCATCTACTTTTATCTGCACTTGACTTCCGCTATTATTTCCCATACATCTTGCCAACTGTGTTCCGTTAGTCTGTGCACTTTCAAGAGCAATACCAGCCCCAGTAGAAGAAACTACTTCTATATGTCCAGAAGTATCAGTAGCGACTAATCTTGCTACATTCCCACTATCTCGGCCTATCATAGCAGTTCCAGTTCCAGTTGCTACTAAGGCAGCACCACCAGCGAATTGAGTTCCACCACCACCACCTCCACTTGTTTCTAATTTTCCATCAGCATCTACAAGGACATAATAATTAGTTCCAGTTCCATCTTTTGAGGTATTACCGATTAAAGCACTTCTTAAATCTCCATTTGAATTTGTTTTAGCATCTTTTTGGGTTGTTGTTCCATCTTGAACTCCTTTAATTAAAACATTATCACTATTCTCTACTACCACGTGAACTGAACCATCACTCGCTGTTTTTAAAAAAGTTCCAGTTCCACTTCCATCTCCCACCGTATTTCCTACTTTAACTGAACCACCACCGACAACAAAAGAGCCATCACTTTCCACTAATAATTCTTTATCTACACCAGCACCAGTTTTACCAAAACACATACTTTCTAATTTACCATCAGTTTGAACTAAAACTGGGGTTTTAACACCACCAGCAGTTTCACCCTTCATTAGGACATCATCAATAGTAGCCTCCAAATTTGTAGTTAATCTACCTTCATCATCACATCGCACATATCTTAATTCTTTTGCAGAGGTTTGGGCTTGTATTACACTCATTTATATTATAAGTTAATATTTTTATTTTATCAAAATGAATTTATTAAGGGACATTCAAAAGCATTGATATTACAATTTATTATATTCTCATTATTGGTTGTTCCATTAGGTATTACATTTACATAAATATAAGAACCAGATTCAACTAATCCATCTAAATCATAATTTATTGTTGAATTATTTGTATTTACTCTAAATACACCCAATGGATATTCTAAATTATTTTTATATTCAATAACTTTTAGAATACCACCTTGAAAAAAAGAATTAATTGTAATGTTTCTTAAAACAAGACTTTTATTATTTGGAACTTGATAAATAGCCCCTTGACTTACATTTTGACTAGGATGAATTAAGGCATATATTCTTGCCCCAGTTCCATCAGTTATTGCTATTTCACCAACATTAGAATTATTAGATCCAGCTGTTTTAACTGATATTCTTAAAACGGCTGTGGCACTAACACCAATAACACCACTACCACTTACAATTTCCACACTTTTTTTATCACCAGCACTATCAATATAAACCATTGTTAAAATTTGTGCCCCAGTATTTGTTGCATCACTATAAGGGGGATTTGCCACAACAGTTCCGTTATTTACATCATTAGCATTAACACAAGTCATAGTAAGTGCTTCGGCTGATGATGGTGGTGTAAAAGCATTTCCAAGTGTAAAATCAGCACTAAATATTCCAAGTGTAAAAGGTGTTGTTGGATATAATATATTTCCAGTTGTGCTATTTAATCTATTTTGATGAATTCCAAGAATATTTACTTTACTAAAATCTTGATATAAATTCCTTACTAAATCCAAATGATAATTATTAGTATTTAATATAAGATTACTATTGGCATCTTTTTCCACTAATGAATTTGTAAATCCTGCGGGGTTATATTGGGTTCGTGATAAAAATGCGGTATTTAATTCAATTGTGGCTGTTGTAGAAGATGGTGTAATGGTTTGGTCTAAAAAGACTTGAACAATAAAATAATTAAAATTAATGTTAAATCTTCTTTGGAATAATGAATTTTCTGTTAATGATTTTTGATAAACCAATTTGAAATTTTCAGTAGAAACTGATTTATTATGATTTAGCCCAAATATAGATAATTTACAATTTTTTGTGCACGAGAGATTAATTGATACAACAGAATAAGCCGAAATATAAATAATACCACTTTCAAAACCTTTATCAGCAATTGTTATAGTTTTAGAAAAACTACATTCTGGAACAAACCGTGAAACAGATATATTTTGATTTATAGGCATTCTTTTAATATATTAGAAGATTTTTATATAAAAAGTTATATTTATACAAAAATAATATATTGTAATAATATATAAAAAATGAGTTCTCCAAGTAATGCATATCAAACAGTTGAATTAGTCCCAATCAATAATACTGAGTTTACTGTAAGTAAGGGAAAACGGATTATTTTTGAATTACAGCCAGATTTAGGATTTATCAAGGGTCGTGATTGTGTCCTTCAATTAGATGTTTTGAATTCTTCTGGAACATCCCAAATGTCTAATTTTAATAATGTAGCTGGTGCTTCATCCATTATTTCAAGAATAGACATCTTTTCCTTAAATGGCACTCATTTACATACAGCCGATAATTATAATCAGTTTGTTGCTTTGGATAATCAGTATTTTTATGATGACCAGAGTAATTTAACTTCTCTTGAAGGTTGTGGTCAAAAGGTCTTTGTTAAAGATAGTAGTGGTAATGTAAGCCAAAATGCCCAAGATAATGCAGCCAATGTTTTATCCCCAAGAAAAACTGATGGAACACCAGTTTATGGATTTAGAAGAAACACTTGCCCATTAAGATTACCATTATTTAGATGGTTTGATGATGAAAGACTTGTGCCTATTTTAATGCTTCAAGGTCTTCGTGTTGAAATCTTTTTAGAAGATCCAAAGGTTGCTCTTCAAGCAGTCCTTATGACTAAAACTGATTATTTAAATAGTGATGCTGTCAGTAATAGTGATCCTATTGCTGATATTACTTGTTTAGGAATTGATGCTGCTATTGATAATATTACTGTTCCAGATTGTGCTTCTGTCAAAAATAGTGCATTAGCCATTGGAAATACTGTTACTGTTACTGATGCTGCTGCGGGAACACACGCTAAAACTATTAGTGCTTTGGCTGAAAGTGAAAGTGGTAGTGAAATTGGTTGTGCTGCTACAACTACTACTGGCCGTGTCGCCACTTCAACAGCCGATTTAACAGAAGCCGATAGTAAATTAAAGGTTGGCCACGCTTGTTTAGTAAGTGTTGTAGCTGGTGCTGCTCTTACTATGGGGGCTATGGATGCTGCTGCTGGTGGTAATACTACCGTTATTACAACTGCTGGAACTTTTAATAATGTTAATGAGAGTGCTATTGTTGTAGGTGATACTGTTGTATGTGATGGTGTTGCCTTTGGTAGTGTAGAACAAGAAAGAGTTGTTTTAACAGCCGTTTTAACTGGTGCACCAGCGTCATCAATTACATATACTTTAAGTGGTGCTAATCTTGTTGCGGGAACAATTACCAAATTCCAAAGAAAAGCCAATAGTCAAATGAGAACTGTTAAGACCCTTGCAGCCAATGGTAATAAATTAGATATTACTTTAATGGAACAAGGTGATGTTAGTGGAAGTAAGCCAGACCTTTTACCAAAGGTTGGTGCTGATGATATTAAGATTACAGCCAAGGCTACATTAAAGATTACTGTTGATAGTGCCATTGGTGCTGGTGCTTCATTAACCGAAGTTAAATTTAAATTTACTAGTGATGATAGAGCAGCCACTGTTAGACCCACTCTTAAAATAGTTTCAGTAAATGTTCCAAATGCACAGAGCATAGCAAAACTTCCATTTAATTATCAATTCACTGGATATGATTTATTTGTTAATACATTACCAGCTTCATCATTAAGACACCAGCAAGATATAAATTCTGTTCAAAGTAAAGCCGTTTGTATGAATTCAATGTATGTCAATGTAAATAATGAACAAGATAGGGTTGCTTCAAGTTATTTTACTGGTGCTACCCCAACAGACCTTAATTTAAATTCAGTTCAGTATTTTATTAATAATAGACTTTATCCAGTTCAAGAATATAACCCACAGCCAAAGGAAGAAAGAATTGTTAATGAAAATGAAAATGTTAAGGCTTTAAGAACTATCAATAGAGAACCAAAAAATCTTGGAGATAATGATGGTGCTAATCTTGAAGTTTATACAAATACTTATTTACATTCAAGGGAATTAGCAAGAAACCAGTATGTATTTGATTTAAGAGAAGCAGAGCCACAGATTAGAACTGGTTATAGTGGGGCAAGAGGGCAGAACCATACCATAAATACTTTTGTTTGGTCAAAGCGAATTGTTAATGTATCCAATGATGGAATGAGAGTTATTCTTTAAATCTAGAACCTAGATTTTTTTTCTTGTATTACTATTTTTATTTTGTTAATCAAGTATAAAATAAAAATAAAAATATTATATATATATATAAAATGCCTATTGATAGATCCTATTTTTCAATCCCTGCCTTAAATGAAACTAACTTATCAAATAATGGTGGAACTCTTCAAGGAGGCTTTGCCTTCAATGGAAATCCAACTGTTCAGTTTTCCATCCCAGCACAGAATAGAATGTTAGATATTACTAACTTACATCTTACTGGCCAATTTATAGTCTGCGACAGCACTGGTGCAGTATTAAGTAGTAGAACCAATTTAGGAGATAAAAATGGTGCTAATCTTTCCCAAGCTGGTAATCTTAACTTATCCAATTGGGGAGGAGTTCAAAACTCAATTTCCAAGGTTATGATACAGTCAAAGAAATCACCAGTAGAAATTATCAATGTTAATAATTACCCAATGTATCAAAATATCCAAGCAGGCCACACAAATAATAGTGAAGATTATTTAAGAAGTCCTTTAATTAGAGATTTAGCAAGTGGTGTTCACGCGGATAGTCTTAATAGACATCAAGTATTACAGCCAAATGCGGGAGCAGCAACTGGCGGTGATTTTGGAAATATTGATAGTTTCTTAGATCCTAACTTTGGTCAGTTTTTCGGTATGAAACTTAATGTATCATTACTTAATGGTTTCCAAAGATTATATTTAGATGATAGTGCATTAGGTGGCTTAATGCTTACTTTACATTTAGCGAATCCAAACGCAGTATATTACCAGCGTTTCCAAGACCAAGGAACTGGCCAAGCAGCTGGTTCTGTTGATGGCTTCTTTTATAGATTAAAGAATTTAAGACTTGAAGGTTATTATCTTACACCAACTGATGATGAAATTAAATCTATGTCAAGTCAAGTCAGTCTTAATTCAAGACAGAACAACATAGCCAGTATTGTTTCTAGTAATTCAATTACTTCAATTACACCACAATACTCATCTGTCAAATCGTTCATCAATCTTTTCTTGGATGACAACCAGCAGAACTCAATAACAGAAAATCAATCCACATTCCGTGAGCCATTAGCATTATCAAGTTATACAAATAACCGTAATAATGTTAGAACCCCACAAGACTATAAGGTTGAAGTTTTACCAAACTTTAATTCCCCAAGAGATGAAAATGGTGTGGCTTATTCACCAGCAGATTTGATTGTAAAAGTTTCTGGAAATGGTAATAGTGAAGTATTAGCCAATTTTGAAAGAAGTATTTTAGATGGTGCTTTGGCTGCTCATACATCAGCCACATTAGATTTACAAGAAAGTTCTATGGAACAAGACTTTGCCACTAGACCTGGGGGTGATGTTAATAACGGATATAGACGCAATACTTCCGCAAACCTTATGGGTATAGGTTTAGACTATTCACTTGGAATGGGTGCTACTGTCAATTACAGAAACCAAGATTATTCATTAAGGGTAGAAAGTTCTGTGGCTTCTGGTGATACACAATTACCAGCTCAGCGTAGAGATAGATTTGAACTTCTTGAAAGTTTTGCTAGGTATAATTCAGTCCTTGATACTAAAAGTTTAGTAAAGGCTATGTAAATTATTTTCTTTGTAAATTATAAATGCCACCAAAAAAGATGCAGAGTGTTAAACTTGATGGTGAAGAAGTTGAATTTAAAGAAGGAACTTTAAGATCTCAATTGAAAGTTCCAAAAGATATGAAACTAACCCCGCCGATATTAAAGAAGATAAATAAAACAGAAGTAGGAAAAGTATTTGAATTTAATGGTAGAAAAATAAAAATGACATCTCTAATGAAAAAAAGAATTACATTAGGGATTAACTTACAGAAAAAGAAAAAATAAAAGATTAGCCAATGAATTGGCCATAAGAAAAACCAGTGTTATAGTAAATTTCATTTACCATACCTGCATCAGTTTCATTTAAATATATTTTTATAATTTCACTATTATCAAATACACTATCACCTTCAAATAAGTGTATAATGTCATTATCGTGAAAATAATAAACCATATTCCTATACCATTTAGGAGGTCGGCCTTTGCCTTTTAATCCATTAAGGTATGAATTGAGTAAGTTTAGTTTTTGGTAAGTTTCAAGTTCCATTTCTTCTTATATGATATAAAAGCATTTATCTTTAAATCATTTTATATCATATTATATATTTTACCTCATATTTAAGGCTTTTTAAATATATATAGTAATATAACTAATATTTTACTTATATTATGGACTTAAAGAGTAATATAAAAATTTTTATATTACTTTAAACCCTAATAATATAACTATTTATTTATTTATATTATAGTATTTAAGTAAATTAATTAACATATAATATAAAATACATTAATTACTTAAAAAGAATTTCTTTGTATATACTATAAAATGAGTTGTTGCGAAAATATTAGTGTAAAAATATCAAAGCAAAAATTTAAGAATGGAGTAATCCATTTAAGAAAGGAATGTGAAACTTGTAATAAGTTTTTAGGATATGCACCACAAGAATTACCACTTGACACTACTAAAATATATTTTGGTATTCATAAAGAAAAATTAGTAAAAGAATTACCACACGATTATTTATTATGGCTTACGAATCAGCAATGGGTAAAACAAAACCTAAAAGACTTATGTTCTAAAATACTTTTTTAACTATTCTTCTTTTTTTTGTTAATATTATTCTAATAAAAAATATTACAATAATATATAAAATGAACTTTAATTTAGTATCCAATGAGAATAACAATGGACACGAATATACTGTTAGGTTAAGTAATCCAATTACTATACCATCCAATAGTTCTGTCTATATGAATTTTGCAGAAATTACAAGAAATTCACAGATAAGATTATTTGAAGATGGAGAGATTACCTTAACAATAAATAAAGTTTTCCCCAATGTATATCCTAATGACCGAGCCACAGCAAATAACCCATTAGTTCTTGACCCAGCTGCCTCAACAGCCTTTACTAATAAAATTAGCATACCAAAAGGTTCTTATACTTTTTCAGCATTTAGGGATTTAGTTAATGATAATTTAAATAAAATTGTAGGCGAAACCCACGCTGCATTTTATCTTGCTAGAACTAATGAACAAGTTGATGCTGACGCAGATGATAATGTAGTATTTTTAGGATTATGTTTAGGAAATCATTATGGAAATAACGCCGACCCAACACAACATAAAACATCAGTAGCCGAACAAGGTTTATCAGTTGTTAATGTATTCCAACAAAGTCAAAATGTAATTGATACAACAGACCCTTCTGGATTTAGAGTAGTTGCTTATGCCAAAGAAAGGGGAACTGGTGTAGCCAAACAATATGACAATTATGGTATGAGTAAATTTCATTATTATCATTATGCTTTTAAAAATGATGAGCCAGTAAGTGGAACACAATTTGCTAGTGATCCAAACCAAAATTTCGTTTTTTGTGCTGCTATAAAAGAAGTTCATTCTATGACTGGGGCGATTACTGTTGGCTTATATTCACCAGAATATGCTGATATGAGTGGCGGGGCTTCAAGAATTGGTGGTAATCTTACACCAAGAAATATTCCAACGGTTGGTTCGGCTACATCAAGATTGGCTTGTTTCTGTGGTATAGAAATTACAGAAAGTGGTAGAGCAGCTGGTAATGGTTCTGTTATGAGAGTTAATTGGGCTACTTCAACAATTGATGGAGTGCAGAAAACTGTTAAAAGTTGGCCAAATATTAATCAAACAATTAGTGGAATTAAAACTGATATTGTAGGAAATGCCAACTCAATTTTTGGTGCTAATAATAAACCACTCTTTGCTTTCCAAACTTACCTTGATGAAGATGATGAATTTTATAAAACAGAACCTAGACTATATTTAAGAATTTACAAATTAGGAAATATAGGTGGTAGTGGTGCTGGTGATGAATTCTTTGATTTAATTTATGATAGTAAATTAACTGGTGAATTTTTCCCAAAATCATTTTTTGAAGCAGAAACATCTTTTTATGATACTGCCAATAAGGTAAATTCACAAATTCCTTTTTCAGTAATTATGTCAGCCCAAGTTGAAGATGAAGGTTGGGATATGGTTATTTATACTGAATTGGATAAAACCGCTAATAATAGTGATGATAATAAACCTGCGACAATTATTGATAATTATACACTTTCATTTAATGAACCATTACAAAAAGTATTTTTACAAAAAGCCACACCAAAATTATTTCCAAACTTTGTATTTAGAAGAACAGATTTATTTTATTCAAGAAATTTTAGTTTAGAATGGAGAACAAAGAATTATAGTATTTTATTAAATAATTTACCAATTCAAAATTATAAAAATGTTAGTGAGAAAAGACAACCAGCATATCAAAAAGCCGTATTGGCAAACATACCCGCCCCATTTGGTATTGAAAGTAACTTGGTTGAACCAAAGAATGATGAAGCAGAATTGGTTGCAGTTTATCAGCCTTACAATGCTATTATAACAGATTTAAGAAATCAAGAGTTAATAGTAAATAATTTTGATGTTAGAATTGTTGATATGGAAAATGAAAGCACCGCAACAGAAATTGTTTCATCTATTATTAACTTCACCATAAAAAGCAATATGTAAAAATATATTAGTATATTATATATGTTTAAACACAATGTTAAGCAGAGTGAAGAATTTAAAAAGCAAGTTGCTGTTTTAGGCCATATTGTGGATAATAAAACATTAAAAAAGAAAGATCCAAAACTTACAAAAAAGATAGATACAGAAAATTTATTTATCAAGAATAAAAATAAAACAAAAAAGAAAAATTAAAATATTATATTAATATATAAAATGACTTCTATGATGAATATGCTAACTGATTATTCCGTTGATGACACACCAAACATTATGGATGTGAAAACAGAACTTATAAGCCCAATCAGTAGTTCCACAAATTCTTATAAACAGACTTTTAGATTAGATACTGCTGCTTATTTGGATAGTGATACATTACTTTTATTTAAGGGTTTAGCCAAAGATGCTAATACCTCTGCTGATGATTTAAGGTTTAATTCCGCTAGTGGTTGTCTTGGTGCGATTGATAGAGTGCAGTTTAGAATTGGCGGGTTTGTCATTCAAAATTTAAGTGAAGCTGGGCTTTGGTCTGCCTTAAATGTTTTGTATAAAGAAAGACCAGATAAGCAGAATAAATATTGGACACATTATTTCCACAATTGCCTTAAAACCAAAGTAGCAGGCCACGCGAGTGATGCTGATTTAGCAAAAGGTAGTGATGCTGGTAAAAACGCCACCACAGGTTCTTTTGTAATTGATAGTGCCAAAAATGGTTTTGATTATGGGGCTGCTGCTGATGGAGCAGGGGCAAAATCTAATAACGCAAGAATAACTAATGTTGCTTCCAATAATATGGAATGTGCTGTGCCACTTTCCGTTATAATCCCGGCACTCAATGGTAAAACATTACCTTTATTCTTATTTGAAGAATATAAGGTGTATATTGATATTTTCTTTTCTCAAAAGGCTAGTGAATATGCTAATAAGGCATCTACTAATGGTGGTGGTGGAGCAGCCAATGCTGATATTGCTGCTAATGATGGTGATATAGTTTTTACTGATGTTCAAATGCTTGTTGATTATCTTATTTTACCTTCAAGCGTTCAAGAGGAAGTAAGAAATGAAACTAGAAAGGATGGTGGTTATGATATGGAGTTTTTAAATACTGTTAATGTCAAAAAGAGAATAGCAGATGCTACGGCTAATGTAATTCAAAGAGAAGAACATAGAATTAATAGTGAAAATCAAGAAGTTCATTATATACAGATGTCAAGGAGATTTGAAACCCCGCAAGGTAAGAATTCAAATAAAGTTTGGTTAGGTCAGCGTATAGATGGGGTGAGTGTTGAAAGCACACAATATGTGGTGAACGGAGTAGAAGTTTACCCAGAACCTTATATATCACCAGTTTCACAATACAACCAGCTTTGCGATACATTAAGCGGGGATCTAGAAGTAGTTAAGCCATTATATTGTTGTGATGTTAATACACAATATGCTTTATCCGCTGCACCCGAATCTGGATTACAAGGTAAATTTAAGCCTCTTGGTTTATCACTTCGTAATGGTAATGGTGGTGTAAGATTTAGTGGTAAGCAGATTGGTAACTATCCTATTGTTGTTAGATATACTAGAAGACCACACGGAGCGGTAAATGTCAATGCCCTTGGTGCTGGTGCTAGTGATATAGCCCTTGCTGAAAATGGTGCTATGAATGTTTCTTATTTTATTGGTATGACAAGAATGGCAAATGTGCGTGAAAGCCCACAAGGAATGCTTGTATCAGTTGCCAATTAATTAAATTTTGTTTAGATTAACTTATATTATAAAAATCTCTTATTATAATATAATATAATGACTTCTTTTTACATTGATGTAAATGCTTTAAACGCAGAAGTAAAAGATAAGACCACGAACGCATCGTGGAAATATAAATTAAAAGAACCCTTGGTTTTACCAGCTAATAGTGAGATTGCTGCATTAACTTCATTCGTGAATTTTAAAGGAATTGTAGGACAAGCCATTGACATAAAAGAAGATATAACAGAAGAGTTTGCTATGGGCTATTATATGCAGGATACTTTCTATGAAAAGCCAAGAGGAGCAATTATAAGTAATGATACAAATGGTGTTAATAGCACATTAGAAGATGCTTATTTTAGAGCCAATTACCAAACTAAAAGTGGCCAAATACAAAGTAATGTAAATATTACAGTAGATGAAGAATGTGGATATACTGAAAATCCTATGCCTATTTGTGGAGGTATAAGACAAAGATTAGGTAATACATTATGTGTTCCATTGACGGTAAGAGTAAAAATAGTAATTCCAAAAGGTGTATATTCAGTTCAACAAATTAGTGAATTAATTACAGACCAAATGAATGGAAGAAAGATATTTGATTTAGGTAATAAATCAGCCATATCTAGTATGGTTGAAAGTGGTAATTATAGAGGTATTCCTTGTAATAATGTAATGTCAAGAACATTAGGTTTTCAAACAGAAGCAGCATTAAATGGCTATTTAGCATCAAATACATTTGTTGATAAAGAATTAGCATTTAATTCATCTTTTTTTCCTATGGCTACTGAATTCCAATTTGGAAATATTACTGATTTTTCAACTGATGGTAGAACAGTAAATGCTATAAGTGACCCCCCTGGATTTTTACCAGTCTGTGTTGGATTAAGACCCAAAGTAGTTAGTTCTTTATTTGATGTTTATAAAAATATGGCTATTGATAAAACAGATGGAACAGCAACATTTTCAAGCACTCTTACAAATCCACCAAATTTAACACAAGATGGAGGAACAGCAAATTTATCTTTTGGCTGCATAGTAAATACAGCAGCACAAGCATCTACTGGTGACCCTTTAACCGCACTAAATGACACAAGGGAATATTGTTTATTCATTGATAGACCAGACCCTTTAACTAATCAACCATTTAATATATATGATGAAGGATTTATAACTGGAACAACTAATTTTAAATTAGGGTTTTCACAAGAAGCCCAGTTATTTACTCTTGAAGGATTAGGGCAATTAAGAAAAGAACCTACAAATGATAATATAGGTAATGAAATGCCAGACCCAAGTAAAACAGTAGTATATGAACGCAGAATATCAAATAACATTACAACTAAAACAGTAAATTCTGGAACTATAACATCAATCCAAGATAGAGAAGTTCATAGCACACTATCAAAACCTATGTCAAGAATTTCTGGAACATATATTTATAATTGGGGTGTGGCCACTGCAAAAAGATTAAGAACAAATTTTGATTTAGCTGGAACTTCGGCTGATGATTATAAAACATTTGAAGATTTCTTTAATACAGAAGAGGAAGCAAGATTGGCTTGGCAAGAAACTTTATGGTTTAGACTTGGTTTCCAATATGACCAAATCCAAAAGACTTCTTCTTGGGGAACAAGTAGATTTTTTATGGATCAACCAGAATCTAATGTTGGATTTACAACAGATAGTATTTTAGATGATGGTGCTATTCCTTTTGTTTCCACTATGTATTCTAACCAAGATTATACACAGCCTACTAAAACTGGTGCACCAGTTATTCCAAAGGGTCAAATTTTCGCAAGACCAAATGTAAGTAATATGCAGACCTTTAATTTACTTGATGTTAATATACCGAGTATATCATTGAAAAATAATAACACACCACAAACCGAAGGCGACCCAACAGCAGCCCCACCAGATACTACACCTTGTGTATTACCTTATAATTCTTCTTTCTTTTCCAAAGCAGTTATGCTTCCCATCCTTACTACTGAAATACCAAAAGAAGCAGACAAATTACCGCAATTATCACAAGATGGATATTTAATTATTACTTCCCCAACTTTCCAAAACAATGACCAAATTAGTAGAGTAAGTCCAGTTTGCTTACTTGACATTCTGCCATTATCGGCTTTAAGTAATCAAGATTTTGTTAGTGATAAAAATGAGTTAGTCCATATTTTAACTAATGAGAAAATAGTAGAATATATAGAAATAAGAATATTAAGGCCAGATTTAACAGAACCTATATTGGATGAAAATAGTAGTGTATTATTAAAAATAACTATTCCAAATTCACCTACACCAAATCTTTTGGCTAATGCCAGTCTTGAAAGTTTTGAAGAACAAATAACACAATCAATAACAGATCCAAAGAAAATCAAAAAAAAATAATCTTTGTATAATATATAAAACTATGGCTTCCAAATGGATTGAATTTGTTAAAGATTATGCAAAAAAAAATAAAATGAAATATAATGAAGCACTCAAAGACAAAAAACTTAAAGTTGCTTATGAAGCAAGTAAGAAAAAAAGTGAAAAGTCAAAATAAGTCAAAAAGGTCATTTTCTGCCACCCAATTAAAAACCCTATACCTATTTTACTATATGTGTATATACTTTTATTTCAAGGGCAATTTTTGACTTTTTTGACCTTTATTCATTAATAATAAATATTTCTTCTAATCCTTCTATTATCTGTACTAATTTTTCTTTATCATCTATATAATTACCTAAAAAGGTAAATAATGTATAAATATCGTCTTTACTTAACTTGTCAATCATATATAATATAAATATTTTAAATACCCCAAATAAATAAATTATTATTTATCACTACTTAGAGAATAAGCGTTTTATAATATATAGAACAAAATGACATATATACCGCAACCCCTTAACCTTGATTATGATGAAAAAACTATTCCAGCAGGCCACTATACTAGTTATAAGTGTGGAATTAAAATTGACTATGAAGTTATAGGTCATACTAAAACTGGCTCTAATAAAATTCGTATTCTTTACCCAGCACCTAAGGGTATTAAAGACACTTGCACAAGGCTTAGAAAAAATAATAATTTTACAATTAATATTTTTGATAAGGCTGCAAACACAAATCGGCTCGTACAAATTGGTGAAATTTACCCATACCATCACAGTAAGGAAGACCAAATTATTCAAGAAGATAATTATGGTGTAGAGGGTGAAAAAATTATTTTTCCAGCTTGGTTTTGAAAATTGACTTGCACATTAAATTTTAAAATCATTTTTAATCATCTTTGCTTTTTTCAACTTTTATTCTATTAAAATTTATTGAAATATCTTTACTTGGTATTCCACTAATTCTACTTACATTAGCCTTAATCTTTGCGTTAGTTCTATCG